ATTACGATCACTATGTCTCCATAAAATATTTCCTTTAGTATAAGCACGTGCATAAGTAAAAGTAGGTACAAGTTTCAATCCTGTTTTTTGTTCCATCAAAGGAAGGGCACCCTTACTGAAGGTATCCATTGCCCAGTCTCCATATTTAGCATAACAATCCGGAACTTGTTTCTCCTCAAAGTTTCCAATAAAAGGATTAAATGCATTAATCTTATTTTCTCGAAGCAAATATGCGACGGCATCACGTTGCACTAAAAAATACTTAAAAATAAAGTCAATAAGGACTTTAGGAAAAGGTTGACGGATAACTTCATATTTTTTATTTTTAAACATAATGTTGTTTTACCGTTGGAAAATGAGGGGGTGTCACTTGATCGATATCCCCATTCTTGTCTCGTCTAATGTGAAGTTGCTTAGGTAAATGAAACAAAGCTCTGATCTCATCGTCCGTTGTTAGTACTTTTCCTTTCAGAGGATGTTCTTGAGCTTTAAAGTGTGTGATAATAGCAGGGATAGTTTGAATATTTAGTTCTTTAGCAATGACCATACGATTATTTCCTACAATAACTTTTAATTTATCTCCCCACTGTTTATGATGATACACTATATAAACTGGATCCTTAAACCCATACTGGAGCATTGAGGCTTTTAAGGTATCATGAAAAGACTGCTCGTTTCTATTAATAAATTCAGCGCGAGTCAAATGAGAAATTTTTTCTCGTGGTAATTTTGTATAAATAGTTTGAATCATTTGTTCACCTGGATAAAATTAAATGAAACCGATACACGCCAGCTCTTTTCTCCTTTTTCTTTGGATTCATTCATTTCGACGCCGTGCGTCAACCAGGCTGGAAACATAATCATCTGTCCTTCGATTGCAGGATAAACAATCACGCGCCATAAGGCTCTAGGTATTCCTTTAACTCTTCGAGGTAAAAGATGATTAGGTCCGGGGCGTGGATCTTCAACAAATAAACTTCCGGAATTCTTGGGAACCTTGACATAATAGACGCCTGACCATTGAGAGTTAGGGTGGATGTGTTGCTTGTTATAAGACCCTGGATAATTAATATTGGCCCACATATTGCCGAGTCCTGGTTTAGGCTCCATGCCGTAGTCTTTAAAAATTTCATATTGCATGGCAAAGAGTTCATCGGTTAAAGATTGATATTCCTTTTTCTTATTCATATCTGTGGGGCTATGCCATCCTCCACCGGCATTCGTCTTTTCTTCACTTTTATCTTTTTTACTCCAGGCTTTAATGAGAGGGAATAAATACTTATTCATCTTTTGATGATCAGGCATCATTTTAAAATAGATAGGAGTTGGGAATAAAATTTCACGGTTCATTTAAATGAAGGTCCTCCGAACCACATCACTAATGATCTTCTTATTCCTCGTGTCACTTTAGTGACACGATGTCTAATAAAACTAGCGAAAAAAACAATCTGCCCTTGCTGAAGAGGAGGGGTTTTATTCTCTGGTTTGAAAAATTGTAATTCTCCTCCGTCAAAATCAGAAAAATTAGAGAGAAGAAGGGTCATAGATATCTTGCGTATAGGAGTCTGGTTTGCGTGCACAGTTTCAAGGAACATATCATGATGCCAATCATAAAAACTTCCTTTTTTATATTCTGTAAATTGTCCAGGTTCGCTAAACTGCATTCCTTCAAAACCAAAATGATTACGATTAATAGCCAACATGGCCTTTTGAATTTTGCTATAGAAAGGAACCATCGCCTTCTCCTCAAAAGGTATCCAACTAATCATAGAGGTCCTCTCATTGGCTCTGTGTAGTCCCGCCATTGTAGGGCCACCTACTTTTCCCTGTATTGGGTCTTGCTGGCGTCCTAAACTCATAATGGTTTCACATTCCTTAGCAGTAAATACAGGCTCAATTGTTGTAGCAAGAAAACTTTTCCATGCAGGCTCATAGATCATAATGTGGTCCTTGAAGCAACGACAGCATATTCAACATCCATATTACATACTAATGTTCTTCTTTTTTCTTTTTTATTAAAAAAAGGATACACACAGTGCCGCATATCATAGGGAAAAACAAAAAAATCTCCAATCTTAACCTGAGGTGCATAATCAGTTTTAGCAAATTGACCCCCGCTTGATCCAAAAATCTGTAAACGTCCATTCATCGGTTGATCGGAACGTGAGATTTCAGGACCCATGTCTTTGGGAAGTTTAAGAATCATCACGGACGAAAGTCCTGTGTAAGTGGTGCCTTGATGAACGTGAATGGGATTGTATTCTCCTGCTTTCATTTCATTAACCCAAATAGCAAAAAGTTTCATGCTATGGTTTTGTGTACTAGTAAAGGTTAAATATTCTCTAAAGATTTGTTCGAACCAGTGAATCATATCTGCCGAAAGAAAATTATGTCGTTCCATTTTAGAAGTATCATCCCCATTGTAAAGTAGGGATTTTTCGTCTGCAATTTTTCCAGCTAATGCTTTAGTGGCATTAGGTAACTCTTTCTTTTTCGATTCATAAATCTCATTTAAACTAGTAAAAATTTCTAAAGGAACTTTAAATCTTAAAATACATTGGCCTAAAACCACGTGATCAAATGTGTCTTTTGTAATAAATTTCATATAAATTTAATATCTCCATATTGCTTTATAATTTCTGGAGGAAGGACGTTAACATCGGTTTTACTTTTAATCAATTTTTTTGTCTTAATCGTATGCATATCTTTTCCCATAAGGGTATCATCATAACTCAATCCATTAACTTTTACCTGTTCTAAATTAGTAAAACGATGTTTAAAAGGAGGAATATTAAGAAATTTATAAATCCCTTTCATCGTAGCTGTAGGTTTTTCAACAATCTCCTTGTAGTCGATGAAATGAACATGATGTCGGTTCTCTGGTTTTAATAAATTCTGCATGCATCTCATTTCCTTCATGATTTGACCGTCATCTTTCATTAAATAATGACAAGCTTCCGTAGGATTCTTGGCAGCTTTTCGAATAAAACTATCAGGAGTTTTATTAGTCCAAGTTATCCAGGAAGCTAACACCTCTAGCAAAGGACGCACCAGAAATATAATTTTAATCTCTTGCTTAAAATGTTTTTTAAGTAGGGTTAAATTTCCCGTGATGCCTGCAGGGCCACGATCAATAATATACTTAAAGTTCCAGTCTTTATAATAAGCAGGATAAACAGCATCTAACACATTGTCTAAAGATTTATAATTAGGATAATTAAGAAAAACCTCGTCGTGTTTAAGAAGAAAAACATCTTTTATAATCTCCAAGGTAATACTATTGGGTGTACAGCCAATATCGGGATTTTGATTAAGAATAGAAGTAAGTAAAGTGTTTCCGGCCCTAGGGAAACCTGCAAGAAAAAATATTTGTTTATTTCTTGGGGAAGAGAGCTTTGGTTTTTTCATTTCGGAAAAGTTCTCCTGATTTTTCGATACGTTTCAAAGTTTCCAATTGCCCTATAGCATTAAAAATTTCTGGTTGGCTAGAGGAAGAGGTCAAAGTCTTTACAGTATTTTCCATCATATGTTTATAGGATTTTAGTTGATGTGTCTCTACATGCTGAGTGTCAAAGGAGCCATCATCAAATTCTTTTTTAAGCATTGACCATGTTTTAATTTCTCTCATCCGTCCTCGAGCCGTTAATTCCATATCCGCTTTTCCATGCAATTGATCGTCAAGATCCACATGCAAGAGCTCCCTTTCTAAATCATCTTTTTCCTTTTTTATTTTTCTTTTTGTTTTTTTAATTTCAACATCATTTCTTCTATATTCAAAAGAAAGTCGCATTAAATTTTCAAAGTGAGAGCTTTGTTCACGAACGGCTTGCCAATATTTAGCTCCAGCAGTACCATACTTTGCATCATTCAAGACAGAAAACCTCATCTCAGTTTCGGTTCTAAACACTTGTTTTTTAGTCCATGCCTCTTTTAACTCAGGAATCAGCTTCTGAAATTCTGTAACATCCGACTTCTTTAATAACTTAACTAAATACTTGGATGATGCTTGTGTCGTAGGCTCAATATTATATTTTCCTTTTTCCATTCTTTCCTTAGTATAAATCTTTTAAAACATATGTAAAGATTATGAACTCGTAAAAGTTACAGTTGTTGAATTGTTTCTTCCTTTAAGAACATTTGAAGTAGTGTTAAACCACACTTGTCCTTCTTGTGGATTACTGGGATCCGAACTTACCACTTCGATTACATAACCCTGAATTGTTGAATAATCTGCCATAATTAACTCGTTGTTACTGTTTTAGTTGTACTGCCATCATAAAATTTTAAAGTGCCACTAGTAGTATTATACCAAGTTTCGCCTTCTGAAGGATTTGAAGGGTCCGAAGCTAAATATTGAATTTTAAATCCTTTAATCGAACTATAAGATGCCATTTAATCTCCTAGGGTAATATTTCTGTTAGAGGTCTAACCGCTATACCACGTTCTTCTTCAGACAAAGAATCCCAGTCAGCTTGAGACGCACTTATAACAGCATCAACCAGTGCTTGGGCTTCTTCTTTTGTTTTAGAATCACCAGATACTCTAGTAATCCAATTTGCTCCATGAGCATTATCTCCTATAATCCAAACGTCAGCGCTACGACCTTCAAGATGAAATCGGTTTCGATCCAAGCATGTAAAAAATCCTTGGCCTGTATTAGTTGCTGTACAATATAAATATGCCATAATTTATTTTTAACTTGTTGTCACGGTTTCGGCACTTACTGGTGATTCATACCATTGTTCAGTATTAGCTGTAGCTGTTCCACTCGATTGGGACATTCCACCTAAAATCATACCAAGAGCTTGAGTACCCATACCAGCACCTCCATTATACTTGGCAGTGCCTAAATCAGAAGTATTTGTCCAAGAAGTTCCGTTCCAACTTTCTGAAACTTTCCTCACAGTTGGAGCAACAGGGTGTTGAAAACCACCAACAACCATTGCCGCTGTTTGAATTCCCCATCCAGTTCGCCACTGTTCTGCGTAGTTCGTATTATTTACTTCTGTCCAGGAAGTTCCATTCCAAGTTTCACATAAAGCTGATCTAAATCTATTTGGTGGTGGTGGATTAGCTACTGCTCCTGACATCCCTATAGCAGCTGTAGAAGTACCAGCCCCGCTAAGGTTTGCTCTTCCAGTAGTCATAGTATTCATGGCAGTCCATGATGTACCATCCCATTGTTCAGTTAAATTCAAAGTAGGTTGTCCGCCAAAAGCGAGCATCGCAGTTGTAGTTCCAGCAGTAGAGCTCCCACGAGCACTTAAAGCATTAACCATTGTTGCTGGATTAGTTGTCCAAGAAGTTCCATTATATGTTTCTACGGTATTCCTCTGTCCCCCGACAGGTTGATAGCCAGATCCTATTATACCTGCAGTCTGAGTACCCCCACCCCAGACATCATATCGAGCGTCATTAGTATCTTCTACTTCAGTCCAAGATGTACCATTAAAAGCTTCTGATTTTAAAGTAGAAGTATGAGCGCTGCCGCCAGTTGGTAGTGCCCCAGTTGCACAAATAGCTGCCGTTTGTAGTCCTAGGTTACCTGAACCTTTCCTACCAGTATTTAAAGATGGACTTGAAGACCACGCTGCGGATCCAGGGACTCCAATTTTAAAAACATTAGAAGTATCGTTGTAAAAAAGTTTTCCTTGAATAACTGTACTCGGATCCGATGATAATTTTTCAACGCTAAATCCCTGTATACCTTTATAAGTAGCCATAATTATTTATCCTTCAATAGCCAGCCTTGTGTTGCATCTACATAAACTAAAGTAAAAGCTGCTCGTTCGACAGCAACTGTTAAATCTGCACCGGCTCCTTGAATATTGTGAGAATTTCTTCCGACAGTTAAGTTATTTGAATCAAATGTTGCTGCATAGTCAATAAACGAAATTTCATCTCCTATAGTTGCAGAAGTAGGTAGTGTGACCGTAAATGCTCCA